GATGGTTTTACGTCACCCATGCGGGAAGTGAGTCGGCGCACAGCGATGTTTTGCAAGCGCTGGCTGAACTTGGTATTGGAGCGGTATGTTTCGCTGTTGTTCCCATCATGGCCATGGCCAAGAACCGAGGCACCAATGCTGAGCGAGCCGCATTTGTCGCTATCTGCATCGAAGGGGTTGTTTCGTTCCCGCTCCACGGCCCTCCGGCTATCATCTTCCTGGCAGCCATGCTTGCGGGCTTTCTGGTTCGGGATCGCTCTGTGGTTCGCACAGGCCGAACTGAGGGCCGAACTGACCATGGCTCAGACAATGACTGGCGAAGCGCAATCGGCGGGAGCGTTGATGAACGAGGCGAACGAGGCGGTATCCTTGTTCCCGTTCGATCCAAAGCTATGGGAATTTCGTCATTCGATCAAAGTGCAGTTAGGACAGCTTGATGCCGCCCGTAAGCGAAGCGCAAAGACGTTGGGCCTAGGCCAATAAAGACAAGGATTCGAAAGAAGGCAAGGCTGCCAAGGAATTTGCTAAGGCTGATCCTGGCGGAAAATTGCCGGAGAAGAAAAAGAAGATGCGGGACATGTATAAACGAGAAAAGTAATGGCGAAGTGGATTCCAAAGGCCAAATTTAAGCCCGGTGGTGAGGGCCAAATTTAAGCCCGGTGGTGAGAAGGGTAAGCTTCATCGTGAGCTTGGTATCCCCGAGGGCGAGAAAATTCCGGCCGGCCGGCTTTCATCGGCTGCCAAATCGAAAGATCCCGAGATCAAGCGGGATGCCATTCGCGCAGAGACCATGAAGGGTTGGCAACATGGCGGCAAGAAGCGCCGCGGCCTCCCATACAAGAGCAGGAAGGATTGAGCGATGGCTGAAGAAAAGAAAGAGGAGAAGAAAAAGGGCGGCCTCAAGGGCATGTACAAAAAGGGCAAGGAAAAGGAATCCGAGCGGGAAACCGAGAAGCCCAAGGAAGTGAAGGGCAAGACCGAGGAGCCCGAGGAAGAACCCAAGATGGACGGCCGCGGCGAGAAACATGCTAGCGATCGCGCTGCCATGCATCGCCGACATGAAACCGAGCGGCGGGACATGCATGGAAATCACCGCGAGGAGCATCGCAAGATGGCTGGGCGCCATGAAAAGGAAATCAAGGACATGGCGGCTGCGCAAGAAGCTGAAATGGCTCAAGCTGCGCCGGCTCCGGATGCCGGCAATGCGCCCCCGGCGCCGGGAGCAGGTGCCGCACCGGTAGCCGCAGCGCCTGCTGGAGCGTGAAACATGTCGTGGTCAAAACTCGTGGATCTTGAGCTTTCGGATGACGAGAAGCTTGACGCGTTCATGCCTATGCCGATGGCGCGGCCCGACTACCCGTGCGGAACCCGGATTGTGCTATGCGACACGGAACTGGAAAAAC